GAAGTGGCACTACCAGGAGATACATTCGACATCAATCTGGGATGCGACATTAAAACACACCCAACAATAGGACCCCTGTTTGGAAGCTACAAAGTGCAACTGGACGTATTTCAAGCGCCAATAAGGCTATATAACAGCCATCTGCACAACAACAGCCTAAACATCGGAAGAAACATGAGTCTGATAAAATTGCCGGGAATAAGCTTTACAGCACTGGCAATAGCAGACAGAACAACAGTAGAAGACCTGGACAATAGCCAGGTAAACCCAAGTAGCCTGATGGCATACCTGGGAGTAAGAGGATTTGGAATATCAGCAACAAATCAAGTGAGAACATTTAACGCAGTACCAGTACTGGCATATTGGGAAATATACAAAAACTACTATGCAAACAAACAAGAAGAAATCGGAGCGGTGATACATACACCGGCAGCAGCACTATTAGAAAATGTAAGCGACATTGAAGTACTTACAGGAGCAACAGCCTGGACAGTTCCACAAGATGGCGGTAACATAAATGCAATACTGGTACGGTTTACAACAATCACAGTAACAGCAACAGCGGGAAATCCAATCAATTACAGTCAGATATTATTCCAAACAAATAATGGAATTATATCATTCCAGGACTTATGTACAAGTATAACAGAAGTCAATCCTGATGAATATGAGGGTATATATGATTATGACAGATACGGAGCAGGAACAATTGAATTCTGGCGGTATATAAACGGAACAGACTTAGGAATTGGAAGTCCTGCAGTAGCAACATTCGACCTGGAAAACATCGATGTGATGAGGACAAAAATACTGGCACACCAGGGATACGATCAATTCAACATCAGTACAGCACCAACACAACTGCCGCCGTATCAATGGCTGTACGAAATCAACAACACAATACCAAATATCCTAAGCAGCCAGGAAGGACTGGCAATAAAAACATACCAAAGCGACCTATTCAACAACTGGATAAAAACAGAATGGATAGATGGGGTGGACGGAATAACAGCGATCACAGCAGTAGACACAAGCGGAGGAAGCTTCACAATTGACACACTGAACCTAAGCAAAAAAGTGTATGACATGCTAAACAGAATCGCCGTAAGTGGTGGAACGTATGACGATTGGCAAGATGCAGTATACACACATAGCAGATACAAAGGAGCAGAAACGCCGATGTACATGGGTGGACTGATTAAAGAACTGGTATTCCAGGAAGTGGTAAGTCAAAGTGAAAGCACAGGTGAAGGAAATCAACCGCTGGGAACACTGGCCGGAAAAGGAATAATGGCAAAAAAACACAAAGGAGGAACAATCGTGTGTAAAGTGGATGAACCAAGCTACATCATGGGAATAATCAGCTTAACGCCAAGAATTGACTACAGCCAAGGAAACAAATGGGACGTACATCTACAAACTATGGATGACCTACACAAGCCGGCACTGGATGAAATCGGATTCCAAGAACTGATAACAGAGCAAATGGCGTGGTGGGACACAGAATATACAGGTGGAGAATGGGTAACAAAAAGCGCAGGGAAACAACCGGCATGGATAAACTACATGACAAACGTAAACCAGGTAAGAGGAAACTTCGCCATCAAAAACAATGAAATGTTCATGACATTAAACAGAAGGTACTCAGCAGAAACAACAGGAATCGAAGATCTGACAACATACATAGATCCAAGCAAATTCAACTTCATATTCGCACAAACAGCACTGGACGCACAAAATTTCTGGGCGCAAATTGGAGTGGATATGACAGTAAGGAGAAAAATGTCGGCTAAAATAATGCCCAACCTGTAGGGGTACGGGAAGTGGGGAGCGCATACTATATAAACGCTCATTTTAAAATGGAAATAGAAAAACAATATTATCAAGTACCAGTTAGACTATATTGGAATGACTGGAAAAAACTAATACCATGTACAAAAAAATCAAAGCAAACAGTACTACGCTTAAAGTCAACAGCAGCTACCAGGGAGAAACAATCGAACAAAAGGTAAACCGGATAGTAAATAACAAGGAGCCAATCACAGACGGAGCACCAATAATCTATCAAGAAAGAAAAGAAGGGGTAAACCCGGCATATGACATAAGAACAGACCGGTTTGAAATAGCAGTAGAAGCAATGGACAAAGTGTCAGGAAGCCACAAAGCCCGGAGGGAGAATACAATCGCAGAAAAGGCTAAAAAAGGCATGGAAGCCGAACAAAAATCAGGTGGAGAAAGCAGCGCAGAAGGCGCCAAAGTCGAGTAACTCGAGTCTATACGAACGACTAAGATAAGTAACTGAAAATCAATTAAACACAAAGTGGTACGCACGTATACTATATTATCAAGTATTACGTGGACGCTTTTTAAACAAAAAAGACGCGAAAAATGCCAGGACTAGAAAACTTCATGCTGCAGACAGCAGGCCAAGTGGCGGGAACCGGGATGGGACTCCTACTTGCTGATGAAAACGACAGAAGACAGCTAAGGCAGCAAGAAAAGCTGCAGAAGCTTGGAATCAAGGGAAGCAAGGAAATGACAGACTACAGCTACAAAAAGCAAATGGAAATGTGGAAGAACACAAACTATGGGGCACAAATGGAAGAACTAGCAAAAGCAGGACTAAACCCAGGGTTACTATACGGGATGGGTGGACAGGGAGGAATGACAACCGGAAAAGGAGCTGAAAACGTAGATCAGGGAAAAGCACCGCAAGGCGGTGGAGAAGCTCAAGGTATGGGCCTCATGGGAGCGCAAATGGGGCTATTAGCAGCCCAAACGGAGAAAACGAAGGCAGAAACTCAAAACATCACAGGACAGGCCGCAAATCAGCCTATAATCGGCGAGAACATACAAGCGCAAACAGGAAATACAAAAGCACAGCAAAAGCTAACAGAAATCGAGACAGGTATAAAAGAAATAGCATCATCAGTAAGCAGGCAGACAATATACGAACAGATGAGAGCCTGGGAGCAGCAAATTGAAAAACAAGACGCTGAAATACATGCGCTATGGCTACAGAATGACCTGACTGAAGCACAAATGGAAGACAAAAAGAAACTGCTGAAAAACCAAGTGGCAAGCGAAGCGGCAAAAACTGCGTTAATGGGAAGTGAAATCAACAGAAATGGAGTGCTGAATAAAGTATCAGATGCACAATGGCAAAACCTGATTCAACAACTATGGATGGATAGAGAATACCTGTCAGAACAGAAAATGATAAACACATGGAACAGGTGGAAAGTACAAAACGATATAGCAGGAGATGACAGTCCAGATATGGTTATACCAATATTCGGAAGCCTAAAAGACCTATTCGGAGGAAAGCCAGGAGCACAACCGATAAGAGGATTCCATAACAGATAATGAAAAACCATGTGCTTATATCCAAAGCTGATCAAAAATCCTAAATACAAAGCCAACAAAAAGAATGGGGGGAATATTCCCCCCGTTTCTGATGAAAGGGTAATATGGGTACCAATAGAATGCGGAGAGTGCATGGAATGCAGACACAGTAAAAGCAGAGACTGGCAAATAAGACTAATGGAAGACATCAAAGAAAACAAGAATGGAAAAATGGTAACGCTTACGCTTAGTAATGAAAGCATAAAAAAAATATACGAAATGGAACCGACCAAAAATTGGCCGGGACTAAAACATCTTGAAGGATATGAACTTGACAATCAAATAGCAATAAGAGCAGTAAGACTATTCCTAGAACGTTGGAGGAAGGAATATAAAAAATCATTAAGGCACTTCCTGGTTACAGAACTGGGACACAAAGGAACAGAAAATATACATCTACACGGAATAGTATGGACAAATGAAAGCTTCGCAAAAATCAGGGAAAAGTGGGAGTATGGATGGATATGGCCAAGACCGGAAACAACACAAAAAAACTACGTAAATGCACAAACTGTAAACTACATCGTAAAATACATAACAAAACTAGACACAGATCATAAATACTATAAATCACAAATACTGACAAGCGCAGGAATTGGAGGAAACTACACAAAACAATACAACAGCAGACTGAATAAATACCAAGGAGATAAAACAAAAGAAACATACCTGACAAGAACAGGACACGAAATCGGAATGCCGATATACTGGAGGAACAAAATATACAATGAGGAAGAAAGGGAAAAACTATGGCTGCAAAAACTAGACAAACAAGAACGTTGGATAATGGGAGAAAAAATTGACATAAGCCAAGGTGAGGAAGGCTACTGGAGAAGCCTAGAACACTATAGAAAGAAAAATAAAAAACTCGGATACGGTGACGGTGAAAAGGACTGGAACCGGGAACAATATGAAATAGCAAGGAGGCAAATACTAATGGCAAAAAGACTAAATACAAATCCTCCGGAGGGGTATTAACACAGGATATTGGATATGAGAGAGTGCTTAGCTAGGATGACGAGCATCCCCAGCAAAAAGCTGGTTAGGAAATAGGCTGAAAGAAGACTGGCGTAGGGTCGTGACACATCCAAACAATAAATGAAAATAAAAAAAGAAAATAATAATAAAAAAAATTGGAAATGTGAAAACGACAACGTAAATTCGTGGAATGGAAAAAGCAAATGTGAAAATAATGGAAGTAGAAGTAAGATATTACAAAAACTCATACTACTGCCTACATATGTATAACGCAGATAGTGATTGGAGCATAAAAATAGAAATCACAAAAGAAGAAGCAAAAAACATCGAAAAAATATATAACTTAAAAATTCACGAACATGCATAATATCAAATTCACGAACATGAGTAATATCAAAGTAAAAGGTGCAACAATGACAACAATCACAGGAAAGAAAAAACACTATGTAATAATAGAAAACTTTAGTGAGCAAGAAATACTAACAGTAAGCGCAAAACAATATCAAAAAATCATGAAAGTGATAGACAATGCAAAACACAGCAATACATTGGAGCAGCAGCAGCAAACACGTTGACCTGGACACAGGTGAACAAATAACAAAGTACAATGCCGAACAGAATTACCTTAAAATTCAAACAAAAAAATATGCAACAATCAACACAAACAAGACAAAGGGACATATTGAATATGTCATCGGGTACAGAAGAAACCCACAAGGAAAACTCAGCCTTGATTGAAAGATTCATGATACCACAAACACCATTCACAGTATGGAGTGATTTCAGGGGAGAAAAAGAAAAACACTACCTGACAATGGGAAACTACAAAGTAAGTGAAGACTGTGAAACACAAAAAGAAGCAAGAGAATGGCCACAAAATCATATGTGGGAACTAATCACCACAATGATAGTAATAGTAGGAGAAAAAACAGCAGAATTAAAAAAACTGCAAGAAGAGTACAATGAAATACCACAAGGATAAACGATAGCCCCACAATGGGGCTATCACTATTATAAATCAAAATCAAAAGCAAATGAAAAAAACGCTAGGCGGAGACAGACTAGGCTCCGGAAACAAAATGAAAGTAGAACTGCACGGGTACAGCAGATCAACACACGACATGGGTTATGTATGGAGAAGCACAATGAGCGCAGGTACGCTGGTACCGTTCCTATGCGAAGTGGCACTACCAGGGGACACATTCGATATTAATCTGGGATGCGACATCAAAACACACCCAACAATCGGGCCCCTATTCGGGAGCTACAAAGTGCAACTGGACGTATTTCAAGCGCCAATAAGGCTATACAACAGCCATCTGCACAACAACGCACTGAACATTGGAAGAAACATGAGTCTGATCAAACTGCCGGGAATAAACTTCACAGTAAATCCGATTGAAGACAGAACAACAGTAGAAGACCTGGATAACTGCCAGGTAAACCCCAGTAGCATCATGAGCTACCTGGGCGTAAGGGGATTCGGAATAACAGAAACCGTACAAACAAGAACATTCAATGCTGTACCGTTCCTGGCATACTGGGAAATCTACAAAAACTACTATGCAAACAAACAGGAAGAAATAGGAGCGGTAATACATACACCCGCTCAAGCACTACTGGATAACGTAGTAGACATTGAAATAACTCAGGGAGGAACAACAACAACAGTACCACAGGTACCAGGATTCGCAACAATCTTCATGACAAGATTCACAGAAATACAAATCGAAGTAGGAGCAGGTCTAACAATCATACCATCACAAATCATGTTTAACACAACGATGGGACTGGTATCATTCGAAGACCTATGCAATACAATAACAAAAGTAGGAGACTTCTACACAGGCATATACAACGCTGAAAGATGGGGAATATCACAATACACAAACAGCTGGAGATATGTAACAGGGACAGACCTGGGAGTTGGAGCGCCATCAATTGCAACATTCGACCTGGAGAACATTGACGTAATGAGAACAAAAATACTGGCACATCAGGGGTATGATCAATTCAACATCACAACAGCAGTAACACAGATTCCACCATACCAATGGGTATATCAAATAGCAAATGACATCCCAACAATACTGAGCAGCCAAGAAGGACTGGCGTTAAAAACATACCAAAGCGACCTATTCAATAACTGGATAAAAACAGAATGGATAGACGGAGTAGACGGAATAACAGCGATCACAGCTGTAGATACATCCGGAGGTAGCTTCACAATAGATACACTGAATCTAAGTAAAAAAGTATATGACATGCTAAACAGAATCGCCGTAAGTGGGGGCACTTACGATGATTGGCAAGATGCAGTATACACACACAGCAGATACAAAGGAGCGGAAACGCCGATGTATATGGGAGGGCTGATAAAAGAGCTGGTATTCCAAGAAGTAGTAAGTCAATCAGCAACAGAAACAGAAACAGCACAACCACTGGGAACACTGGCCGGAAAGGGAATAATGGCAAAAAAGCACAAAGGTGGAACAGTAGTATGTAAAGTGGACGAACCAAGCTATATAATCGGAATAATCAGCTTAACACCAAGAGTGGACTATAGCCAGGGAAACAAATGGGACGTACACCTGCAGACAATGGATGATCTACACAAACCAGCACTGGACGAAATCGGATTTCAAGAACTAATTACGGAACAAATGGCCTGGTGGGATACAGAATATACAGGTGGGGAGTGGGTACAAAAAAGCGCAGGAAAACAGCCCGCATGGATAAACTACATGACGAACGTAAACCAGGTAAGAGGAAACTTCGCAATCGCAAATAACGAAATGTTCATGACACTGAACAGGAGATATGAAGCGGAAGCTGCAGGAATCGAAGACCTGACAACGTACATAGATCCAAGCAAATTCAACTTCATATTCGCAAACACAGCACTGGACGCACAAAACTTTTGGGCGCAAATTGGAGTGGATATGACAGTAAGAAGAAAAATGAGTGCGAAAATAATGCCTAACCTGTAAGGTTACGGGTAAAAGTGGGGAGCGCATACTATAAACGCTCATCTTAAACAAATAAAACAAATACCATGTACAAAAAAATAAAAGCAAGCAATACAACGCTTAAAGTCAACAGCAGCTACGAAGGTGAAACAATCGAGCAAAAAGTACACAGAATAGTAAACAACAAGGAGCCTATCACAGATGGGGCACCAATAATCTACCAGGAAAGAAAAGAAGGAGTAAATCCGGCATATGACATCCGAACGGACAGATTCGAAATAGCAGTAGAAGCAATGGACAAAGTGGCTGGAAGCCATAAAGCAAAAAGGGAAAATACAATCGCCGAAAAAGCGAAAAAAGGCATGGAGGCAGAAGCCAAAAGTGGGGGTGATCAACCCCCAACAGTCGAGTAACTCGAGCCTATACGAACGACTAAGATAAGTAACTGAAAATCAATTAAAACACAAGTGGTACGCACGTATACTATATTATCAAGTATTACGTGAACGCTTTTTAAAAAAAAAGACGCGAAAAATGCCAGGACTAGAAAACTTCCTACTCCAAACAGGAGGGCAAGCGGTTGGCA